AGAGCAGTTTGTATCGCTAAATTTTTTGCAACCTCGGATGGTTTCTGTCCTGCTGCTAAACCTAGTCCAGCACCTATACCTAATCGTGCTACTGGACCGATGCCTGGAATAAAAGGTAAAACATAAGGAGCAATCGGAGCTACTGCTCTTGCAACACCTGTGACAGTGTCCTTAACATTTTGAAAGAAATCCCCGATCAGCGATCCGAGACCCATTTCATAAATCTGAGCGTACTCCTTTTGTTGCATTTTTACTCCGGTAACGTATGTGCTCCCGCAAATACATTAGGAGCTGTTACATGGACATCTCTTCTTATATCTGCTTCGGTTGTTTCTGTGCTAGGATTATCAATGTCAGCTTGACACTCCTCGTGTGAATTATACTCTTGACCTGTTTTAGTGTTGGTAATAGTCGTTTCCACCTTCGCACTATAAACAGGAACTTTTTCGCCATCGATCACGTCATAACGTAATATCTTTGGCTCATCTATAATTTTCGCCATATTATAGTTTTAACCTTAGTTTCCAAAGAAATCAATGATTTCGTTAGGAACTTTCTTACTGATATATTTGTGCTGTAAGTCGGTTAAAACGTTTTTTTCTGTGACATTGTCATCCTTAATTAATGTCCAATTAGGCATCTTTTTTTCTAATTCTAGCTTTAAATTAACCTTGGACAAAAAGTCAATAATATAGGGTTGATCTGACATTTTATCTTGATTCATGATGACATAATTAGATCGGTGTAGATACCTAATCCAATTGATGTGAAACTCACACCAAAGCTCTATGGCTCTAGGTAAACTCCAAAACTCATTTTTTGTTTTAACTAAAAGTCTTGGGTCGTGATAATCAGGAAATTGAGTCAAAGAATATTTGTTAATAAATTCTTCATCATTTTCAATGATACTGTTCATCCATTTGTGAGGAGACTTATAGGTAAAAATTAAAGGTGTATTTTGAAATAAGTGTGCGGTGGCTTGTTCTGAATCACCATTATGATTCCAAGACCAATGTCCAAAATCATTTACATTACCATTCTTAGCAAAAAAATTTACATCAATATATTGTCTTGCTAATTTTGTATGTGTGTTTTGTAAACCAAAAATATAATACTTCACGAGGCAAAACCTATGTTGCCTGAAATTGAAATCCTATAATCATCTGATGTGTAAAAAGGATAAACTTGATGATTGAGTGAAGCGGGGAACAAAGCCATTTTACCTTCCCATTCTTTATCGGCAGGTATTGCATGTGATGTAATGTTACCCATATCATTGTTCATTAGAAAAACAAAATGCCCGGCTCTTATCTCTCCTTCTTTCATGTGTGGAAAACGAGCCTTTTCATCTTTCATGTGATAAGGAACTTTGTGCCATATAACAAAACTAAATAATCCATCATGAATATGCACAGGATTAAATTCGTGTTTACTTTGATAGTTTACCCAAAGACTTTGAAGTTCTAATCTAAATTCTTTTTTCTTATGCATTCCACTTATCCGTGCATAGTAAGTAGGATACTTTTCAAAATGTGCTTGAATACATTTATCAATTAATGGCCAAACAATAGGTTTACCATCAGGGATCATAAACTCTTTTTGTATATTGCCTGCTAAATCTTTATTTGCTTTCTCAGTATGTTTTTTGTTAATGACTTCGTCTAATTTTTTTGACATGTCCTCTGGGACACTTGTTATAAGATACATTATTGTTGTTGTTTTACCTCTAATACTGATACTTCAACCATTGCTCTAGATGCTGCGTTTGCCTGTAGTTTCATGGCATCACCTTCTTGATAAACCATAGAGGTTGAAATAGTGTTTGTGTCTGACGCTGATACGTCTACTTGAAAAATTTGTAGATCATTACTTCCGTCATTGTGATCAATGTTAACAGTTACTGCACTTGACCCATCATAGTTGTGTGTATTTATTGTTTTTACAATAAATGTTGACACTGGTGTTGGTGGAGTTGCAGCTACGTTAGCAGTAGGCACAGTAAAAACTGTGGTCAAATCGGTTGTAGTTAAGTTCGCTATAAATCTTTTAAATACATCTGCCATTTAATTTAAAAACCACGTTCTTCTCGTAGACTCCTCTTGTGTGTCTTGTGTATATTGAGTATTTAATTGTTGAACAAGTTCCTCCAATTGTCTTATTAACTCAGCTTGTTGTTCTCTTTGATACTCGTCTCTTGGGTCTGGAAATCTAGTTATAGTTAATTTTGCCATATTTAATTATATACACCAACGCTTACAACAATTCTAGGATTAAGTGGTATTGCTGAATGCACCACATCTTTTGGTATCACCAATAAGTCACCTTTTTTCAGTAAAAAATAATGTTGTTCTTTATCAGTATAAACACTGTAAACCACATCTCCGTATGTAGGTATCAAAAATACTGTCATGTTGTCATGATGATTAGGAGTAATGCCTTTTTTACAAAAAGAAGAAAATACATAAGTATCCATCTTTTCTCCTTTATAATCAAAAATGTTTTTCACTGCTGACTCAAATTGTTGACCTTCTTGTGTAACTTGAAAGCTTGTTAGTTTACAAGCGTGTTCTCTTTTTTGAAAAAAATTTTCTTCGTTTCTATCTAATAAAAAGAAGAATCTATTAAAGTCTAAAACATTTAAATGATCAACGACTCCCTCTTGATGATTTACTTTGGTAATATCTAGATTTAATTCTTTGTTAAATTTTATCAATTATCTTCTGCCGTCAGGCTGTATATCAAATCTTTGTGTACCAAGTCTCCATGCAGTTCCTGCTGTATTAGAAACCACATTAACTGTAAACTCTCTACCTCTTCCTCGTAAACTTACAAATTCTGTTGAGTCGGTAAACGTAGCAGTTTTGGTTGTGCTCGTGCTATTGTTTGGATAATACTTAAATTCTAATTTCATATTCAATGTGCCTTCTTGATTTTGTATATCAGGAATTAATTTCTGTACAAAAAGTATGTCATTACCATCTCCTATCTCTACGGACCCTGACTTTACAAAAGCAGTCATAGCGGCGCCATCTGCATTATTACCTGTTTCATGTAAAAATAGTTGAGTTGCACCATCAGTCAAACCAGAAATTGTTTCATTGTTGGCCGTTGTCGTTGGTAAATAATCTGTTGCCACTGGATTGTCATACACTTCTCTATCTATCCATGTTGTTCTATCTAAAGTTCCTGTCCACCATGTTTGTTCTAAATAATTATAAGCGACAATCGCATTGATTTGATTAGAGCCTGTTCTATTATAGAACCACATTATTTCATTAAACTCACCATTATGCCCTGCGAAGGCGTTTTCTGATCCTGTTTGATTTATATTATCAAAAACAAACTGCTCTACCGTACATGGTAGTTTTTTAACTGTACCATCAAATAAGAAAAAAGAATCTTGAGACATCCAATAACTAACACCGTTAATATCCACCCCTGCATGAGATCCAATGATTCCACAATTTTGACCAAGTTGTCTTAAACCAAATGTAAAAGGGGGACCAATAAATTGCATAGAGTGTAAGGATGTATCTGTCCATACAAGTATTTGACCTCTTGATCGCTCTGCAGCCACGATCCGTGATCCGTCGGCAATGCGCAACGAACCCGCAGTATTTTCTGCCGTAGGTTGGTATGAAGTGATATTCTCTTGATCTGAAAATCTAATCAATAAATCATCTTGAGACCCTGGAGTGCCTATTGTATTTTCTGTTCCCATAAAAACTAAATGTCTATCAGGTGTGGATACTAAACTTAATCGAGATGCTGTAGGAGCACCTGATATAGCTGCCGCTCTTGTAGATACTCCCGCTGAAGTATCCCATTGAAAAGCTCCACCATTTAAAACTGTTGCAATTAAGTCTTCACCAAAGTTATCCAAAGACCATTGTCTTGCTTCTAAAGTAACATTTGAAACTGATGAGGGAGTGCCCCATGTGCCTGATCCCCAACCATCAGTGCCCCAACCAAAAGCTGGAACAGAAAACTCAGGACCTATACTGATTTGATATTTTGCATTACCTGAACCTCCACCTCCTGAAGTAGATCCTGAAGCAGCACTATCTGTAGTTACTACATAAGCGTTGTTATTTGCTACCGAGGTAATCTCAAACTCTTTATTCATGTCAAGACCATCAATGGCTGAAAAAGAATCAAAAGTTACAAAATCACCCTTTTGTGCTCCGTGAGCTGTGTCTGTCACAACGACAGAGGTTGTTGCATTTGTAGTGAAAGGATTTGTTAGAGCTTGTGTTTCTCTAATTGGAGTTATGTCGTAAGCCTCTCCCTCCTCAACAATATATAACTTTCTATCGGTGCCTACTGCATTATATCGAGTGCCATCTAAAGCTACCCAAGCGTGCATATCACGTGCCACGCCTACCAAAGTTGTAGAGATAAACTTCTCCCATCCTTTGATCTTTTGTGGCAATCCTTGAAAAAAGCGTACATTATCACCATCTGTCCACTTGCCTTCGCCTGTGTAATCGGTTACTTCTTTATTGATGCCTGGGGCTGGTCTAAAATTAACTAAGGGCATTGTGCCAATATACTATATTTTTGTGAAATTAAAAGCGAGTGTAATTCTTTCGTGATTTTCTTCATTACAAGGACTGACAGAATGAGGCATATTTCCTTTAAAAAATATCATCATTTTTTCTTGTGGAGTTATGTGATACTCATTTCTAATTATTGTAGGTACTAAATGATGAAAATTAATTGTCGATTTTGAGCAACACGTCTTATGATAATATACAGCAGACCAATCCTCTATTTCATGTATATGACAACTATTAAAATTGTGGCCATTATTAATATTTAGCCAAAAAGAGGCTAATTGACAATTAACATTTATTGAAGCTAAACTTTCTAATGAAAACTTTATTAGATCTTCAAATCCAAAAGTAATATTATGGCTTTGAAATCCTCCTACATTACTTCTTACTCTACCTTTATCAAAAGTTAAGATGTGATCAATATGATTTTGTATGACAGAACTATCTCCTTTGAAAAAGTTTATATAACAGGATTCTTTATATGTAATTTCTTCAATCATATTTTTTTATGAACTAAACTTCCAACATGACCTCTATACATTCTATTACCGAAATGACTTAGTCCCATGGCTAAGTCAGCCCATATCTCTCCACCACATTCTTGCCACAATCTAGAAAAATAATAATCCTCTGATAAATATCTTTTTTGCCCCATAGTTTCATATGTTCCCACAGGAAATAAATCATAACAATTATCTGATCTATAATTAACGCCGTTAACTATTTGATCTGTTTGATATTTTCTTTCAGGATATTTTTTTTGTAAAGTTACAAATACTTCTCTTTTAACTAACATCATTCCTGTAGCAGCTTCACTTACTCTAAAAAAACCGTTCTCTCCCTGTAAGTTTTCTGGGTTATCAAAATTAACATTATATCCTAATGCTTTAGCTTCTATTTCTTCTACACTAGCATCTGGATTTTCTTTTAAAATTCCTTTTACTTTTTCTAAGTATATGTGTTTTCTAGGATAGATACCACAAGCCACGTCTTTATCTGCACAAAGTAGTCTCTCAATGTTTTGCCAATGAAAACCTATGTCCGCATCAATAAATAACAAATGAGTAGCTGCAAAGTCAGTTTGATCTAACATCATAGACACGAGTGTGTTACGAGCTCTAGTGATTAAACTTTCATTACCCATGGTTTGTATTCTCATTTTAATACCACTATTTGCAGTATAGTTTTGTATTTCTAATAATCCGTGCAACGTGGGCTCTGTTAGTAGTCCACCATACATAGGCATACCTAAAAACACTTTAAAATTTTTATTTTTTAATTCTTTTGGGTCTATCATCTGTACTCCTTTTTACTCCAATATTTAGTTTTATAGTTATCAAATATTTTTGACATTCTTTTCAAAACTTTCAAGTCATGCTTTACAGGATCAAATTTCTCCAGTTCAAGCTTCATCTTCCATTTTTCTCGTTTAAAAGGGATAACCATAGCCATAGGTGTGCCTTGCTTTAAATCGTAAGGTTTATCAATAGGTCCAGTCCAATAAAAGGGAAAATTAATTTCTGCATCAAAAGTGTCTGTATCAACAATACCATCAATAATTTTAAAATTATTAACTCTATTAAAAGGTTGAGTAAAAATACAACTATAACCAGGTGGGGTTATGATTTTCCATAAGTTCATCCATTTAAAAACAGCCTCAACTGTTCTATGAGGTTGTCTTAATTCATTCGGTATTTGAAAATTTGGATGAGATGAGGGTTTAATATTATGGCTCATAGCTGTGGAACTTATAACGTCACTGAGCTCCCAAACAACTTGTTCTTGTTCTTTGTCATATCGAAAACGAATATCCACAGGAAACGGAATAATATACCCTACGGTTGAGGCATCTAAAAAAGGTATGCATTTTTTTACAGTAATAGAGGTAACACTATCATTTAAAAAACTTTTTAATTTTTTGTAATGTTCAGGTAAATGTAAAACTGATGGTTGAGGTGCAGCTATAAAACCTTTAAACAGAGATTTAAAAACTATTTTGTTTTGAAGCATATTATCTTACAGAGGGTGCTCCTAAATTAGTTCTGCCATCATACTTTTGATCTGCGTGTTTACCATCTTGATCGACATAAAACATAAATAATGAAATAAAATGATCATGCTGACATTTTGTTCTCCAATGCACTTTTTCTTGACCTGAAAATAAAATTGCATTGTTTTGTACCATTTCAAACTTGCTCTCAATTTTTAAAGGAACTTCTTTATTTTTAGTGTCATAATAAACATAATCTTGTGACTCGTCTATCTCCCCTATGTATATAGGGTATGACTTGTCATTTGGACTGCCACCTAACCCTAAACACAAAACAAACTCACTGCCCTCCCTGTCGCTATGCACAGGAAGATAGGAGTCTTTGTCATATACTCTTACGTAAGAGTATGAGGGCCAGAGTTTCTTATTTAAAGCTTGTGCTACAACTGAGGTAGACATATCAAGAATTGTTTCCATTAAAGTGTCTCCATAATAGCCAATTAAGGACTTAGTTGATCCTGGATCATTAGTCCAATCTTTGTGATTAGCGCTCTTGAGAATCATGTAATTGTAAAGAACAGAAACTATTTGTTCTGGTAGAAAATTTTCAAATACTATAGGTTTCATTTTTTTGTTGATGCAGGTTCTCCTAAATTAGGTCTTTTATCAAATTTTTCATTTGCATACTCTCCTGCTTGATCAACGTAATGTAAAAACACAGTTATAAAGTGATCGTGTTCACAATATTCTCGCCAATGAATTTTATTTTGTCCTTGAAATAATAAAGCATTATTTGGTAGCATTGGGTACTTACCATCTATTCTATATCTTTTAAACTTATTATCTTCACTATCATAATACTTGTAATCAGAACTTTCATCTGCCTCACCCACAAAGATCTCATAAGGTTTATCGTTTGGTAAACAACCTAAACATAATGCTACTGTATACTCACAGGACGGTCTGTCAGTGTGTATTTTCAAATCAGAGCCTTTATCATAAATTCTAAAATAAGAGTATGTTGGCCATAGTTTTTTACCAGTATTTGCTTCAATTACAGAGGTGCTCATATCTAAAATAGTTTCCATTAATGGATCTCCGTACTCTCCAATAAGACTTGAAGATTGACTATCTATTTCAAATTTTTTTTGTGCAGAATATTTTAATATACAATAACTGTATGTAACATTTAGTATATCAGTAGGTAAAAACTCTTTTATAAAAATTGGTTCTTTCACTAATAAACCCAAGATACGATTGCATATCTTGTTCCCTTTGTAACTTTTTTAACTTGATGTGGAAATAAGAAATTAGAGGGGAAAGCTATTAAGTCTCCAACATTTTGAGGATATTGAATTTTTCCATTAGGTAAATCAAAAACAAATTCCCCACCTTCAAAGTCATTATTCAAACATATAGAAATAGATAGTTGTCTAGGCTCTGCTCCAAAGCCCATGTCGACATGAAAGTCATAACCTACTTTATATTTATTTGCTTCGTATTTTAGTAAATCACATTGACTAATTTTCATGGGATCAAAATGTTTATGAATCTCTGATCGATAAAGTTCTGCTGCTTGAAATATTTTTGATTGAATGTATTTGGTAGTTATATTTTGACCAAAGGTTTTTGGCTCTAACATATTTTTTATTTCACAATTTCTTATATCTCTATTTTCTACTGCCCCTACAATAGTGGCAACTTCTAGATCTTCATCAAAATAAGAAATTACTTTTTTACAAAATTCATTAGGAATGAATTTTTTTAATTCTAAGATATGCTCTTTCACTAAAAAGTTATGCTATTATCAGAAAGGTAAGTAGTTCTTGCTGTGTTTGCAGCAGTATTTGCTGCGCCTTCATCGGCAACAAAATCTGGATTAGAAGAATTATCTGCATATTGTTGTGCTAAATTTGCCTTTTTTGTTTCCTCCCACTTATCTTGTGCTTCACATCTAATAACAACATTAGATGCCCAATTTGGTAAAGAAGAAACTGCTTCATTGTCTCTATTGTCAGTGTATTCTAACTCACCCGTGTTTGTGGAGGCATTCCATTGAAGTGCATGTATTTCTGAGGGAACTTCTGTATGAGATCTAATGTTAAGATAAACTTGATTATCTATATAAACATCTGACTCTGTGTTACCTGTGCCTGTTCTCGGACCATCATTAACAGAATCAGGGTTTACATTTGCATCAAAAAGAATTGTCAATCTAGTATTGATTGTTGTGTTATTTACTGTTGTTGCCATTTTTGCTTACCTTTTTACCTTTCTTAACTTTTATCTTATTATTGCTTAGTTGTCTAATATTTTCCTCTTCTAATTCTGGGATGTTTTCTTTAACTGCTCTTTGATGATTACCTATTAATTCAAATATAGTAGTGGCATTTAACATTAAATTTTTAGCTGAATCGCTACTTTTAAATATACCTTCCATAGCCTTGTTTGATTTTACCATTTCATTTCTAAAGGATTCAGTGGCTGCTTGAGTGCCTTGAATATGTTTAGCATTTTCAACCATTAATAGAGGCATCCATGCGATAGAACACCCCCACTCTTGAACAGGCAGTCCTGTCTGAGGATGAGCTCCTTGAAGCATATTATACCAAACACACTTATGTTTAATGCACTTCTTTTTTAGAAGCGGACAAGTCCCATCCGGGTCAAATATTGGCATTAATCTTTATTAGCGATAATTACGTTTGCGTATTTTACGTTCATGTTAGGCATTGAAATTGTACCACCTAAAGATGAACTTGAAACGCTAAATGGGTGTGAGTGAGATCCACCACCACCTGCGTTACCTAAGCTAAAAGGTGCTTGTGGATTTGCTTGAATACGCTCATTACCTTGAGTAGATCTTTCTTGAACACCTAATGAGGGGTGTTGACTAATAGGCTGAGAGTTATTTGGTGAAGTGTTATTACCAAAGTTACCTGTTGGTAGACCTGGTCTTGGGTGATTGTGCGAAGCAATCTCTGGTGTTGAAAGAGAGTGTCCTCCAACAGTTCCTGATACTGAAACAGTCGCTGATGTTAAATCTGTGTTTCTGCTTGAAGCAAAAGTTGTAAAGAAAGTGTCAGAACCACCAGTGCCTCCTCCTGAGCCTGTAACAACTGCCATAGCAGCATCAGCTAATCCAGTTGCAGTTTGCTTTGTCCAACCTGTTGGAGCAGAAGCTTGATTAAAAATCATAGATGTGGTCGCAGGAAAAGGGTCAACATCTGTTAATTGTGCACCACTACCTGTGTAAGAAGTAGCTGCCACAACTCCATTTGAATTTAGTGTAATATTTTCTGTTTGAATTTTTTTACCGTCGGCAACTTGAACATTATCATTAAAAGTAGCAACACCTTTTACGCCAACAGTTCCTAATGAACCAGCGAAAAGGTCAACAACTTTATTATTATTCGTAACATACATAATTGTATGTGCACCTTGAGTAATTGCAACAGCGTTACCTGAGTGACCAGTTGGTGCTATTGAAAGAGTTTGAGAACCTGTAGTGTTGTTAAAAAATATGTAATTATTTTCTACAGCAGGAACAAATACTTTAATATCTCCAGTTAGGGCTCCTGTAAATTCTACAACTTTATTTGATGCTTCAGCCGCTGGATCTGCGTTAGCAGTGGTCAATGTAACATCAGCAGAACCCGCCACAGATTTAGATAAATATCCTCCTGCAAAGGCATCTAAAACATTAAGGTTGTTATTGGTGTTAGTTCCCCATGTATTGGCATTAGCGCCAGTTGCCATGAGTTCTAGTTTGAGTCTATCTGAATATGTACTTGACATGTTTTTACCTCACTAAAATATATCTTTTTTCATAAATAACACAACTATTTTGTATATATCTCATCTCCCATAACTAATACATCAGCTTGGGAACTGTCAAACATTATTTTAGCTTGTTTTTTAGTTCCTACAATAGGTTTTCCAGGTAGATTCATAGATGTATTTATAAGCACAGGATATCCAGATAACTCACCAAATTGTTTTAAAAGTTTTAAATAAGAAGGGTTATGATCCATACTAACTGTTTGAATTCTGCAAGTGCCATCGACATGTGTAATATTTTTAAACTTTACAGGATCTATAACCTTAGCCTGATACAACATCCAGGGACTTTCAAAACCTAATTCAAAATAATCTTTATAACATTCTGTTGGAACAGAAGCTCCATAGGGCCTAAACCATATTCTTTTTTTAATTCTATCATTAATAACTTGTTTTGCATTTTCTACACAAGGGTCCATTAGTATTGATCTAAAGCCTAAAGCTCTAGGACCAATCTCTCCCCATCCTTGTCCCCACATAACAAGTTTTCCCTCCTTCAAAAATTTTGCTACTTTCTTAATTGTTTCTTTAGACGCATAACCAAAGTTTTCGTCCCACTGATACATATTCTTAAAATCTAGTTTTGCATTTCTTACTTGCCATCCTGTTCTTAAAGCCCAAAGTAGCGCTCCTATTGATGTTCCTTCATCTCCACAATGAGGAACTGGCGTAAAATTAGGATAATCTTTTTTTAGTAAAGTGTTTAAAACTATGTTGTGGCCAACTCCTCCTGTAAAAGAAATAAAATCTTTTTTACTAAAATAATTCTTTAAGTGTCTTTTTATTTTTTTATACCAATAGTAATGAAGTGATGTGATATAATTGTTACATATCTGAGATTCATCTTCACCCTTAAAGTTTTTTTTAAATTCTAAAAACTCTTCGTATGTTTTATTTAATATTTGTGGACCAATTAAATGCGAATAATCTTTACCAAAGCCATGTAGAGCCATAGTGTGTCCTGCAAACTGTTCTTCTTGATTTTCTGAGGGTTTCCCCTTTAAAAACCAATATATCCACATTATTTCTAATGATCTGCCAAGTGATGGATGTTTATGTATATCTAATTTGTATTTTTGTTGCCTTCTTTTGTAGATTGTAAAACAGTCGTATTGACTACCTACATTGTCAAAAACAAAAGAATTTAATTCATTACCACTGTATTGATGACATACATGATGATCTACTAATTTATATTGAGCAGGATACATATTCTGAACTCCACCATGAATCAACATATTAGATCCATTAGCTAACCACACAGTGTCAACTTGCTCAGGCACATATCCTAGATGATTTAAATATTTTACCCAACTTGTAAGGTCATTATGAAACTGACCTTTTACACCTGTAATTCTTTCAAATTTTAAATATCTCGTTTCTTTTGTATCTGTATCTATTGTGAAAATACTTCCATCATGAAAGAAAGTATGTAATCCAACAATAATATTTTTTTTCAATTAAGCTGCGTTTACTTCTGTCCAAGTGTTACTTGCACCAGTGACAACATTGGCCCATGGTGTAGAGAAAGGATTACCTGTAACTAATGTTAAGTCAAGTCCTGTTACATTGACTAATGAGTCAGCAACAACAGTTTCTGTTCCTGTTGCAAAGCTAGTTGACAGTCCTGTTACGCTTACAATAACGCCTGTTCCACCTGTGGCTGTTGCTGTTCCTGCAGCAAAGCTCGTGGTTAAACTTCCTAGTGTTACCAAAGAATCTGCTATTACGGTAGGACTACCTAACGTGGTGGTCATAGTGACCGCTGTAGGATCTACTTGAGTAAAGATATCTATGACAGGAGTTCCAATAGCAAAATCTAGTTGATCGGAAGGTGCTATGACTGCAGCACTACCTTCACCTGATACGGTTGCTCCTGATAGAGCAACGCCCACTGATAGACTATCTAAAGTTTCTAAAGCTGTTCCTGTTTGTGATGTAGTGCCTAAAGCACCTGTCATTTCTAAACCGGTAACATTTACTATTACACCAGTACCTACTTCTTGAGTAGTAGTGCCTAAAGCACTCGACATCGCCACACCTGTGACGTTAGCTATAAATTCTATATTTTCATTCCAGGCAAAAGATCCCCATGTAGATCTTCCCCAACCTGCATCAACCGTACCTGATGCAGTTTCAGTGCCTGTAGCAAATGATGTTGTTAAACTTCCAAGAGTAACTCCTGCTCCTTCTTCAACACTTACACTGCCTAAATTAAATTGAGATGTAACACCAGTTAAAGAAAAGATAGACTCTTGTTCGGCTGTTGCTGTGCCTAAAGCTGAAGTTGTTTCGAGTGAAGCTAATGTGACTAAGCAATCAGCTTCGACAGTCTCTGTGCCAATAGCTGTTGTAGTTGATAACCCAGTAACAGATACTGTGACCGAACTTTGTTGGCCCCAAAAGCCTTGCCCCCATGTACCTTCACCCCAAGCATCTGCCATGGTAATGACTCCTTATATTAAGATAATCTTAATATAGCACTGTCTTTATCGTTTGTTGGGAATGCGACTGTGAATGTACCGTTTGTTGATGTCTTTACACTTCCGAAATCAAGAACCGCAATAGCTGCATTAGTAGCACTTGATGATCTGTTGTAGATCAAAGCTGCTTGAGCAGAAATTGTTGCTGATGTAAAGCTTGCATTTGCAAAGTCAACAAACGCTGTTGAAGCTGTTACACTTGTTGCTGTTAATCCAACAGTTGCGCCTGTTAAAGTTGCACCGCCTGCTGTATATGTTCCTGAATTACCTACTTCATTAGTTGCAGAGTAGGCTGTTGTGTTTCCATTTAAAGTTGCTGAATCTGTGTAGAGAGCAAGATTGATAGTGTCATTATCAATATC